GATGACCAGATCGAACTTACCGATGGCATCCTCAGCGATGATGTTGAACCCATCATGGTTGATGATGTAGAAGTCAGCCTCTGTATTGAGCAGCTTCTTCCGTCGCGCTGCCGTACCGTGGAGCACGACATGCTTGAGATGGAAGAACTGCTTGAAGATAGCGTCACCCCACACCCGCTCTAGTGTAGATAGAGGCGACAGGATCAACACCTTCTTCACGGCACCTATCTTTATCAGGTAGTCCGCAGCCCACAGGGAACTCTGCGTCTTGCCGGTACCGATCTCATTAAGCACCAAGCACTTGCTGTGCATGGTAAGGAACGCAGAGGTCATACGCTGGTGGTCGTATGGTGTGAACTGGCCGGGCCACTGGTAATAATGCAGGATCGGGGAGGGCGCTGCGATCCCGAGAGACCGCAGCTGCTGGACTTCAGCTATCTTGTGGGGCACTGCCACGAGAGGCTGCCCACGAAAAGAGATCGCCTTGGCGGTCGGTATCGTCGCCATCACCCGCTCCGGGTTCTTCAGCTTCAACGCCAGCGCTTTGGCCTTCGGAATTACAAGCACGGATATACTCCCTCACCGTCTCGATTGTTTCTTTGTCGTAGGCGACAAAGCATTTGCCCCCCGCCGCTTCTATGTCCCTCATGCACTTCATCTGTAGTGCCGTAGGTTTCTTCGTCTTGTCCGCCTTCGTCTCTACGCCGATCAGGTGACCTGCTGCGCAGCACATCCTGTCTGGTATACCTGCCACCCCGAACGGGCCAGCCTGTGGACTGTAGAACCAAACGCCTTCCTCTTTCAGCATCTTGTCCAGCCAGCGTTTGATCTTACCCTCTGGTGTTGTAGCCATGGATACACCCCCTGTGTTAGCTATGTCAACTATGTAAAGTTATTATTTTGCGAACTCGCAGAAGTTTTTGCATGGGCACCACCCACACAAACCGCTCGGCTTAGCTGGCCAGTTCTCGTGCTCCAGTGAGCCTTCGATCCGCGTAATCTTACCGAGGATACGCTGCCAGATAGCTGGCATGTGGTCCCTTGTGTACGTCTCGTGGTCCATCTTCATCTCTTTGAGCCAGACGAACGTGGTCTTGACGCGCTCCACTTCGGGATAGTGTGCAAACACCTGCGCTGCGAACATCTCCAGCTGGTCGAAGTCAGGGCGGCGCTTGCCTGTCTTCCAATCGAACATGATGGCGTCCGGTCCCTTACGAACCAGTACGTCGATCTTGGAGCGTAGCCATGCGTCGTTGTCCCACCAGCCAGTCGGCTCCAGCTTTTGGTTCAGGGTCATCTCCTCCTCGACGGTGAGTACCCCGCCCGCCGCGACCTTCTCGATGCTGGTACAGATAGCCTCGTACCTCTCAGCTTCACGGCTCAACTCGTCCTTCTCAGGGGCGAGGCGTAGCTCCAACGCCTTGTGGATACGCTCACCGTAGGCAGTGACGGCATTGCCGCTGTCCTTGACGGACTTCTCGATGCGCTGGTGGAAGTAGTTCTTCGGGCAGTTCTCATACATCTTGATGGCTGAGAAAGAGTGGCTGAGTCTAGTCATTTGGCGTCTCCATAATTGATGCCGATGTCTGCTTCGCAGGCAACAGGCAGGTCGGGTGCCCACTTGGGCGGCGTGGACATGACGCCCACCATAAAGTCTTTGCAGGCGTCGGCCTGATCCTCTGGCACCACACAAACAATCTCGTCGTGTACCTGCAAAGCGACAGGGTAGCGCCGTCCGATGCGGACCATCTGCTCGGACACAACGATACGTGCGACAGCTTGGGTGATATTCTCCACCACCTTACCACCATACAGCTTGGTCCACGACAGGTCTGGGCGATCCGCGCCCATGATCGCAGCGTCCCGATACTTACGGTAGGTACGCGCGTCGTTGATGTACTCGAAGCCGTCAGGGCCACGGCGCATGGCAGGGTAGCGCAGCCTCAAACCGTTCGGGAGTATGATACCCTCGCTGTCATATGTAATGAGGTCGCACATATTACCTGTCTCGCCAGCGGCCATCCCTTGGAGAGCGTGGTTGCACCTATTCCAGAATGACTGGATGCGGTGGTATTTGTTCCGGTACAGCGTCACGATCTTCTGCGCCTCGTCGACTTCCATATCCACCTTGATGAACCCGGTCGCCATCGAGTGCTGGAACTTCGGTGCCCCCATACCATAACCCAGTCCGAGGATGCAGGTCTTACCAACGTGGCGCTCGACCTTATCGGACTTGGACACCGGCCTACCATAGACATCAGTGGCGAACTCGGAGTACACGTCCCGCCCATCACGGAACGATTGGACAAGGTCGTCCTGACCAGCGAGGTATGCCACCAGCCTCGCCTCGATCTGGCTGGAGTCACACGCCACAACGCAGTGCCCATCCGGTGCAGCCAACGCCTTGCGTAGAGCGCCGCCCCTCGGCAGGTTCTGTAGATTCAGCTTGTCACCCCCCGAAAAGCGGCCGGTGTGCGCCCCGTAGTAGTTGAGCATGATGGGCAACCGGCCGCGCTCCGCTACTTCCAAGAACCTCTTGGTGCGTGTCTCCTCAAGGGTGGACTTGGTACCCAGTCGCGCCTCGACCACCGTACGCACTGTCGCCTTCGGGTGGTCGAGCAGGGCCTTGAACGCAATGTCGTTCTTGGCGAAGGCATACGCCTGCTTGCCTGTGGTCGGGCTGGTTTTCATCGGCGGCTCTGCACCCAGCGCCCGCAACAGGTCAGCGAACTTATTATTGGACATGAGGAACTTCTTGGCCTTTTCCTCCCCGCCCAGCTTCTCCATCAATTTGCGCTTGCGCTCGTGGATTGCGGCGAGGTGGCTCTCCAATACAACGGGGTCGAGTTCGATCTGCGGTTCCGTGTACATGCGCAGCGTCTGGTCGATGACCAGCAGTTCCTCCTTTGGGAACTGCCGTGCCAGTTTCTTGAACAGCTGGTATGTAAGGTTCACGTCCTGAATACAGTAGTCAGCGTACGCTGCCATCTGTTCGGGCGTGAAGTCCTTACGCCGCATACCAAGGGTGCGCAGTATCTCGTCACCCTTCTGCCCCAGCTGGTAGTACGTGGCCAATGCCTTGAGGCTGCCGCCTACTGTCATCGAGTGTAGTGGACGCGCCATGCTGAGCGTGTCGAACCAGAACTTGGGTCTGATACCGAAGTGCCACGACAGGATCGCCCCGTCGAAGGCTGTGTTGTGGCAGAGTATAGCCTTATCGCTGTAGTCAATGGCGTTGAGGAACCCTGCGGTGTCCTTGCCGGAGTACCAGTCCACCTCTTGGTCGTTGATTTTGACCGCCACGCCGACCACCTCGAAGCGAGGGTCACGGATGTAGGCTTCGGTCGTCATCTTAGACAGGCTGTAGTCACTGGCGTAGTAGGTCTCAAAGTCTATGGTCACGATGTCCATCAGCGATTCATCCCTTCACGCCAAATCTTGATGAGGTGCAGTGCCTGTGACTTGGCGTCGTCCAAAGCGTTGTGATGCACACCGCTGCGCTCCATCGTGATCTGCGGGTACATCCCCTTCATCGTCCGGTAGCAGCGGTCCTGCCAGAAGTACCACGGTGGGGTCAGGTTCATCCGCCGGTAGGTCTCGGACAGGATGGTGTTGTCGAAGCTGGCACCATTACCCCACACACCGTCAGGGTCCACCGGCTTGATCCATTCACGGAAGTCGTAGAGGGCAGTGCATATCTTCTTCTTGTCAGTGCGCAGGGCCGAGCGCGCTTCACCGCTCTGCTCCAGCCACCACAGTACAGTCTTGGGATCGACCACGGCTTGGCTGTCGTTCACTGCGCTCTCAAGATCGACGTTTATATAGAACTCGTCGAGTATAGCGTTGCTATTAAACATAACCGCGCCGATGGCGATGATCGGTGCGTTGGGTCGGGTGCCCATAGTCTCAAGGTCTACCATTACGTGCATCACTGTGCTCCTTTTTCATCGTGATATGCGTCAACGATGATTGACGCGGTAAATTCTGCGAGGGTTACGTCTTCTGGCATACTATTCAAAAGCCAGAAACGTATCTCTTCGGGAAGGGCTTCAATCATATTTTGGATACTCCCCAGCTGCACATCGTGCGCTTTGAGTATTGTTTTTATTTTTGACCGGGTGCTTGCCGGCTGTCGCGGTGGTATTACGCCAAGTTCACGCCCCTTACGGACAAGTCTTGCAATCGCGGTTGGAGAAAGGCCCGTCTCCTCTGAAATCTGTGTACGCTGGTAATTCTTAGCGAGTAATTCTGCTACTATTGCGAGGGTATCTCCCGCCATCATATTCTCCCGTCAATGTTGCGGTGTTCAATTTCTTTCATAAGTTCCTCCGACTTGTCGTAATTCCTGTGCCGAACGCACGTCTTGTATGCGTTCAGCAGGTGTTCATCGATCATGTCTTGGATCGGGATGACGTTGTTGTGCGTGGCCCACATGCCCCTGCGGATGGTCATGCCGTCTCCTTTGCTGCGGCTAGGGCGGCGCGGGCGTTGGTGAGCCTGCCGTCTTTGGCGTAATCGTCTATGTCCATTTCCCTCATAGCGCGGGCGTCCTCGGTCCACGGGTCGCCGTCATGCTCATACGCTAGGTAATCCTCAATGGTGGCGACAGATGCCCCCAACGCCTCCACCAGCGCCTTGTTGCTGGCTTCAAGGGCGTCGATCCGCGTCATCATTTCATAGCCGGTGCCGTAGTTTTTTGAACCTTTGTGATATGTGGATTGTTGTGTCATGTGGTGTCTCCTTTTCATTTCCCATCAAAGCATACGCGCGCGTCAAAGGTAGTGCAACACAAATGCAGCCCTTGCGCA